AGGCGCAAAGCTTGGCTGGAACAGATGAAGCCTTAGACATCAGCACACAGATGCTGTGTCAGATGGCAGAGCTTGAAGATGGTGCAAGAGCCTTTGCGCCTGCTGATGCAGCAAAGCTTCAGCGTCAGCTGCCCGAAACTGTTCTGAATGAACTTGAATTGTTTTTGTTTGGCGTCGGCGAAGAGGCTGACATTGAAGAAGCAAAAAACGACTGAAGCAGGACAGTTGGCTTAACTTTGAGTTTTTTCTGGCCTGCGAACTTGGAATGACCGTTAGCAGGCTTCGCACGGAGTTAACCGATGCGGAGCTGCTTCACTTTGCTGCGTATTACCAGCTGAAAGGCGAAAGAGAAGAGAGGGCAATGGATCGCGCAAAAATGCGTCGGAGGTAGACTGACGGCATCGCTGCATTTTTGCTGTGGCAGTTGCCAACATTTCACTTAAGGTCAACTCCGCACAAGCTGTCACGGCGCTTAATAAAGCCAACAGCTCGGCTCAAAAATTAAATAATACTTTTAATCGATCGCAAGGTGCGATAAAAGATACTGGCTCAAGCTTGCGAGGTTTAGGCAAGGCAGGTTTTGCGGCAGCTAATGGTTCAAAAGCTGCTGTTACAGGCATAACGTCAGTTGGTGCAGCAATAAAAACGGCGCTTGGCCCTGTTTCTGCAATCATTGCGGGAGTCGCATCTTTAGGCCAAGCTTTTCAAGTTTTAGCTCAACAAGATTTTGCTGAAGCAAAGGTTCGTTCACTTGGGGTTGATAGCGATGAGTTGACTGCACGATTGTCTGGCGTCAGTCGTGAATTAGCTGGTCAAGCTAGTGTTCTTGATCTGACGAGTGCTGCTTATGACGTTGCGTCAGCTGGCTTTACTAACGCTGCAGATGCGGCGAACATTTTAAAGGCTGCCAGTCAGGGTGCAACTGGAGGTTTTAGCGACATTAACACTGTTGGAGACGCTGCAACTTCTGTTTTAAATGCTTATGGACTAGAGGCTGATAAAGCATCAAAGTTAGTCGATGGATTTATACAAACGCAAAATGACGGCAAGATTGTTATTGGCGAGTATGCGGCAAACATTGCAAAGGTTGCACCAGTCGCAGCGGCGTTAAGTGTTCCACTTGAAGAAGTAAATGCTGCAGTTGCTCAAATTACTGCAGGTGGTCAAAAAGCAGAGGTCACGTTTACTGCTTTAAAAACCGCATTAGCTCAGATTGCTGCAGGCAAGGTTGGCAAGGAATTCAAAAATTTTGGCATCACAATTAATAGTTCAACGCTTGCTTCTGAAGGTTTGGCGGGCACGCTTCAAAAAATTAAAGCGTCAGGTGCAGACGCTGGGACAGTTATCAAAGCGTTTGGAACAGAGGCTGGTCCTTCAATTTTAGCTTTATTGAACGACACCGAGAAATTTAACAAGCTGCTAGAGAATCAAAAAAACGCACAAGGCGCAGCAGCTAAGGCAGCATTTGAAGCAAGTGACACAATTAATGGTGCGCTAAAACGCTTGCAAACAGCGTTTACGAATATCTTTGCAGATGGTTCAGAACTTGGATTGCTTCTTAAAGGCACGTTTCAAGTAGCTGCAGTTACTGTTGAATTTTTTGGAGCTGCGTTAAAAAGTGCGCTTGCACCTATTCGTGGTCTTATTGCTGGCGTTCAACAGTTTTTTCAAGAACTTGCCCCGTTTGGGGAAAACATCAACTTGGCTTTTGAGTTAGAAAAAGCTTTCCAGTCATTTATGAAAACTGTCAGTTTCACCACAGATGTGGTCACTGGCTTATTTACGGTAATTGGACGGGGCGTTGCCACGCATATTGGCAGAGTTCTTACTTTAGCCAACTCTATTAGAGAGGGAGTTGTAGGTGTATTTTCAGGGCTTGGCGAAACAATTAAGTCCACGCTTGCAAGTTTGTACGAGGCATTACCTAGTCCAATTAGATTTATTATTGAGCAAGCTGCGAAAGGATTTAACGCTGTAAAAGATTTTCTAGGCAGTGCAGTTTCTGGCGTGGCTCAGCAAGTCTCTGGGGCTGTTGGCGAGCTAGCCAGAATTGGCGGAGGAGTGCAGTCAAATCAACAGCAGCCTGGGGCGCAGCCGCCTGCAGCTAATGCAATTCAGCCAACAAATGGAGCACTTGCTGGCAAAGATAAAATTAGTGACGAGCAGAAATTAGTAGAACTGTCAAGGCAAAAGGTTCAAGCTCTAAAAGATCAGGCTTCTTTGGCATCTGCCGTAAATGAAGAAGAAAAGCGCAGAGTAAAGCTAAACATTGATTTGCGAAAAATTGCCGAAAACGCACAAGGTTTTGCAGACGCAGATGTTGAAGCTCAAATGAACGCAAGAATTGAACTTGAGGAAAAACGTGATGCTGCTATTGCTTACAATAAAGAGTTAAAAGAGGCAGCAAAAATAGAAGATCAAGCGCGAAAAGATAGGAAAAAAGCTGAAGAAGAAGCACGCAAGGCGCGTGAAAACGATCCATTGGTTCGTATGCAAGAAGAGTTAGACAAGCTTGTTTCAAAAGAAACACAAGCGCTAGCCGCCGCCACTTCTATTGGCAATGCGTTTACAGATGCGTTTGGTGATGTCATCACCGGCACTAAATCTGTGTCAGAAGCTGGCGCGGACATGTTGAAATCTATTGCTGCTGATTTCTTGGCAATGGCTAAAAAGATTATTGCCCAGCAGTTAATAATGATTTTGTATCAGTCCATCTTGAAAGCACTTGGTGGGCCTGGTGGTGGTGGCGGCGGTGATGTTGGTAATATGACTGGTGCTTTTGATAGCGGTGTTGGTGGAATTTTCCCAACATCACCTTCTTTTTCTTATCCGCTCGCAGAAGGCGGATATGTTTCAGGCCCCACTAACGCTTTGATTGGAGAAGGTGGCGAGCCTGAATATGTCATCCCTGAATCTAAAATGCGTACCGCAATGTCGCGTTATTCACGCGGCAGTCGTGGCAACTCTGTCATTCCAGAATCCGGTGCAGCTGAAACAGCAGAAGGAGGTGGTGGAACTGTTCTTGCCGCTCCAATCGATGTTCGCTACACAGTGGAGCGGATCAATAGCGTCGATTACGTGACTGCTGATCAGTTCCAGACTGGAATGCAGCAAGCTGCACAGCAAGGTGCTAAACAGGGTGAACAGCAAACCCTGAAGCGTTTACAGATGAGTGGCAGTACACGTAAGAGGATTGGGATATGAGCCAATACGCTTTAGGCCATGTCGTAACGATTAATGCTTTACGGGAGTCAACAAATAGCAACACTGAAGGGCTGTTTGTTCAGTTCCGCTTTCAGAACTTTTTTATTAATCAAGACATAACATACACTAACGAAAGTGGAACTAATGTCTATGGGTTTGTGCCGTTTGGTTTTTCTGGTGTAACCGTAAACCGTACGGGAGACGGCATGGAAGCCACCCTTGTTTTCCCAAACAATGATTTATCTCGCGGATGGGCAGTCCTAGCAATTAGAGATCATTATGTTGTTGAGGTCGAAGTTTTGATTATTGATTCAACTAATCCTTCGAGTGGTACGCATCAAAGCGTACATAGTTATACCGGTCAGATTACTGGCGGTACTTGGGACAACGTATCGCTAAATTTGCAACTTAGTTCAGTGCTAGATGCTGTTGGAACGGACATTCCAAGGCGTGCTTTAACCAAGAAACTTGTTGGCAATTTGCCAATCGCAAATAATGTCCGACTGCAGTGATCTGATTGGAATGCCGTATCGGCTTGGTGCTGACGGCAGTGACGGTCACATTGACTGTATCCATCTTTGTTACCAAGCTCTGGAGCGGATAGGTATTGACGCGCCACCGTTTAAACAGAACTGGTATGAGGCAAGCAAGTGGGAAGTGTGCCGGGATTTAATGCGGTGGGGGTTGCGAGTTGAAAAGCCTGCGTATGATGGGGATATTCTGCTGCTACCGCAGCAATCCTGGGCATTCGCAGTCACATGGCAAAAAGGGATTCTGTATATCGGCCCAATGACTCAAAAGGTGCAATGGTCATTGGTCCGAGCATTTACGACGTACCATTGCTTCCGTACGAAAGGCAGCTAATTGCAACGATTGGGATAACTGAAGAAGAGTATCGAGTATTTACAGCTGAGGTTAAAAGGCGTGGAGCGGTAAGACCAGCGGCGTATAACCATATCCCTGACGTTCAAAATGAGATAAGCACTACAACACTTCTGGTTAACTTGGCAATCAGCCTTGTGCTGACTGGTGTCTCATACCTGCTGACACCAAAGCCAAAGATGCCACGCGCTCAAGGCGGTGGCGTAACTGATCTTGGCAGCATTACGGGAGCCAATCGTTTTACGCCTTCACGCGGGTTTGAAACGCTTGCAGAGTTAGCAGATTATGCCTCGCCTGTTCCCATAATTTTTGGGATGTATAAAAACAATATTGGCGGAATGCTGGTTACGCCAAAGCTGATTTGGTCGCGGATGTTTAGCCATGGAACGTCGCAAAGAGCCAAGCTTATGTTTGTTGTTGGCGAGCAAGGCGTAAATAATATTGGGATTGACAAGCCAGAGCTTGAGGGAATTTTTCTGGGAAACAATGCGCTAGATGCAATTTTTGAGGATAATTTTGCTTTTTACTGGCACAAGGCATCTTTTTCAGGCAACTTTCGTATTCGAGGAAGTGACAAGCAATATGGAACAAGAGGGCCACTTGACTCTGGAGATCCAGGAGTAGGCAAAGGGGACGATGACGATGTTTTTGAGGTCGAAGATGCAGGAGAGCTTGAGGCTAATCAACTTTTCTGTCATGCCTATACTCCTGCAAATTCCGCAGCATTCGGCTGCCACAGCCCAATTGCAAACGGGACAAACTTTAGAGTTAACTATCAATTAAATCTTATAGCAACAGACAGCACTCAAGATCAAAGAAAAGTTCTTGTTTTGCAGCGC